CCGGCGCCTGAACGAGATCGACCTCTGGGAAATCTCGGTGGTGACCTTCCCGATGCAGCCCGATGCGCGCGTCACGGCGGTCAAAGGCCTGCCGCATATCCGCCTCAACCGGATGACGCCGGCCGAAGAGCAAAGCCTCGTCCGCCTGTTTCGCCGCGCCACCGAGCAGTTGCGGGCGGACCTGTGAGGCCACCCGCCCACGAAGCGCCATCGCTCGCGCCCGCCCGTGCGCATCGACAGCCAATGTCCATCCCATCCCCCCAAGCAGGAGTTGATCCATGACCCGACCGAGCCATGCGCCGGAGACCAAATCGGCGATCTACGACGGCGACGCCAATCAGGCGTTCGGTGCCTATATGTCCACCTTCGAGACCTTCAAGGAAGTCAACGACCGCCGCTTGACCGAGATCGAGCGGCGCGGCGCCGCCGACCCGCTGACATCCGAGCGGCTCGACCGGCTGGAGCAGGGGCTGCAGGCGACCGACCGCAAGATGAACGAGCAGGCGCTGCGTGCTCGCCGGCCATCGCTCGGCGGCGAGACCCGCCTTGCCGGGCGCGGCTCCAGCGCCGAGCACAAGGCGGCGTTCGAGGGCTACATGCGGGGCGGCTTCGAGCAGCCCCTGCGGCGGCTGGAGGAAAAGGCGCTGTCGGTCGGCTCCGGCCCCGATGGCGGCTACACCGTGCCGATCGAGATCGAGACCTTCATCATGACGCGATTGGCGCAGATCTCGCCGATCCGCCAGATCGCCGGCAACCGGCAGGTCTCCTCGCCGACCTTCACCAAGGCCTTCTCGCCGACCGGGCCGCAGGGCGGCTGGGTGGCGGAGACGACGCCCGATACGGTGACCAACAGCCCGCCGCTACAGCAGATGGTGTTTCCGACCATGGAGCTCTACGCCATGCCATCGGCGACGCAAGCCTTGCTCGACGATTCCATCGTCGACATCGAGACCTGGTTGGCCGGCGAGATTGACACGCTGTTCGCCGTGCAGGAGGGCGCCGCTTTCGTCAACGGCACCGGCGTCAATATGCCGAAGGGCTTCCTCGCCTATCCGACCGTGGCGGACGCCAGCTATTCCTGGGGCAATATCGGCTATCTCGCCACCGGCGTCTCCGGCGGCCTGCCGACCACCAATCCGTCCGATATCCTGCTGCAACTGGCCTACGAGATCCAGGCCGGCTATCGCCAGAATGCCACCTGGGTGATGGCGCGCAAGACCCAGGCGCAGATCCGCATGCTGAAGGACAGCCTCGGTCATTACCTTTGGCAGCCGCCGGCGATGGCGGGCGGTCAGGCCTCGCTGATGAATTTCCCGCTGGTCGAGGCCGAGGACATGCCGCAGATCGCCCCCGGCAGTTTCTCGATCGCCTTCGGCGATTTCCGGCGCGGCTATCTGGTCGTCGATCGCATCGGTCTGCGCCTGCTGCGCGACCCCTATAGCGCCAAGCCCTTCGTGCTGTTCTACACCACCAAGCGCGTCGGCGGCGGCGTGCAGGATTTCAACGCGATCAAGCTCTTGAAATTCGACGTCAGTTGAGCGGCCGCGGTTGATTGGGCTCACCCCCCACCAACTTTTCCCTTTGCAGCCAGATCGCGCCTGCCCATACCGACGTACCCGCGATCCCGCTGCAACCGGCGGCCCGCCGTCCCTCCCCGGCGGGCCGCCGCCCCCTTTCTCTCAGCCCGAGGACGCAGCATGACGCTCTTTGATCGCATCGCCCCGCGCGCTGCGCGCCGCAGTCCGACGACCGCCGCCCTGATTTCCGCGCCGGCGATCGAGCCGGTGACGCTGGTCGCCGCCAAAGCCTTTCTGCGCGTCGAGATGACCGACGACGACGATCTGATCGGCGCCCTGATCACTGCTGCCCGCGTGCATGTGGAGGTGGCGACGCGGCGCGTGCTGATCACCCAGAGCTGGCGGCTCTATCGCGACGATTGGCCCAGAGATGGGCTGCTGGAACTGCGCGTGACGCCATTGCAATCGGTGCAATCGGTTATCGTCTATGATGCCGCCGGCGATCCGGTGACGCTGTCGCCGACCCTCTATCAGCTCGATCTGCAATCGGTGCCGGCACGGCTGATCCTCAAGCAGCCGATCGAGACGCTGATGCCGGGGCAATTGCTGAACGGCATCGAGATCGACGTGACCGCCGGCTACGGGGCGACCGGTGTCTCGGTGCCGCAGCCGCTGCAATTGGCGATGATGATGCTGGTGGCGCGCTGGTACGAATCCCGCGACGGCACCGCGATCGGCACCGTGCCCGGATCGATCGCCCAAGGCTTCGAGGCGCTGATCGAGCCCTATCGCGTGTTGAGGGTCCGATGAGTGCGGCTCATGTGCCGATCGGCTTTCTCAATCGCCGGCTGGAAATCGATGCGTTGACGCTGGCCGGCGACGGCGAATTCGTCTGGACGCCGCTCGCCGTTGTGTGGGGCGGCTTCGCCCAGACCAGCCCGACGGAGCGCGACAGCGACGGTCGCATCGTCGGCATCGCCCGCTGGCGGTTCACCATCCGCTGGCGGTCCGATGTCACCAGCGCCAACCGGATCGTCTACGGCAGCAGGATTTTTCGGCTCGTCGCCACCGCCGATCCGACGGGCGATCAGCGCTATCTGGTGATCGAGGCCGAGGAGGAGACGCGATGAGAAGCGCCGTTTTGCCCCTGCAGACGGCGATCAGGGCGGCGCTCGCTTCCGCGTTGCCATCCGCCAATCTCTACGATGGCGCCCCGCGCAATGCCGTGGCGCCGTTTCTGTCGTTCGACGAGATCACCACCCGCCGTAAGGACGGGCTCGATGCGATGATCGAGGAGCATCGGTTTTCGTTGCGCGTCTGGTCGAAGGCCGGCGGCAAGACCGAGGCGGTGACGCTGGCCGATCAGGTGATCGCCGCGCTCGACGATGCCGCGCCGACAATGCCGGACCATCGCGTCATCCGCCTCTATCTCGATAGCAGCGACAGCCGCGCCGCGCGCGACCGGTTGGCAGTGGAGACGACGCTGAAATTCGTCGCTCTGACCGAGCCGCTGAGTGAACCGGGGTGAGCGGCGAGCGAAATAGAGCGCTCTCAAGAGGATGTGTTGTCGTCCCGGGCTCTTGACCCGGGACCCAGCCTCTGGGCGCGCGAATAGGGAAGCCGGCCTATCGGCCGGGCGTCATTTGCTGGATCCCGGATCAAGTCCGGGACGACAAGCCTTAATTCACAGGAGATGCCGCCGTGACAGCCCAGAAAGGCAAAGACCTGCTGTTGAAGCTCGACCCGACCGGGGCGGGAACTTATGTGACCGTCGCCGGGCTCCGGACCCGCAAGATCACGCTGACCGCGCCGGCGGTGGATGCGACCAATGCCGATAGTCCCAATCGTTGGCAGGAATTGCTGGCGGCCGTCGGCGTGCGCAAATGCGCGGTGTCGGGCACCGGCGTGTTCCTCGCCTCCGGTACCGATGCCGACATCCAGACGATCTTCTTCAACAATACGACGATGAATTGGCAGATCGTCATTCCCGGCACCGGCCTCATCGCCGGACCATTCCAGATCACCTCGCTCGACTATTCCGGCGACCACAACAACGAGCTGACCTTCGATATTGCGCTGGAATCGGCCGGCGCAATCGTGTTCACGACAGGCAGCGGAGGCTGACATGGCGAATGCGCGACGCGGCGAAATCGAGGCGATCCTCGACGGGCGCCCTCGGGTTCTCTGTCTGACGCTCGGCGCGCTGGCCGAGTTGGAAACCGCCTTTGGGGCGAGCGACCTCGCCGGGCTCGGCGACCGCTTCGGCGCCGGCCGGCTGTCGGCGCGCGATCTGATCCGCATCGTCGGTGCCGGATTGCGCGGCGCCGGCAATCCGGTCAGCGATGCCGAGGTCGCCGCCATGCGGGCCGAGGGTGCAGCCGTCGGCTTTGCCGATATTGCCGCTCGGCTGCTGATCGCCACCTTCGGCGCCATTGAGCCGGATGCGGATCCGCCGGCCGATGGGGCCGGGACGACCGGCAAGGCAGGGCGGTCGCCAGCCCACCCTATGGCGGGAGAGGCCAGTCGCTGAGCCTCTCCGATCAGGTAACCGGATCAGGGGAGCAGGCCGCCGCCGGGCCGCGTCCGTTCCCCTGGGACGCGGTGCTGGCCTTCTGCATGGGTGAAATGCGGATGCCGCCGGTGGCCATGTGGGCGGCGACGCCGCTGGAAATCGCCGCCATGCTGCGTGGTCGCCGGCATCCGGCTGCCGCCGCCGCAATCGCCCCGCCCTGTCGTGCCGATTTTGCCGCGCTTGCCGCGCGCTATCCCGACATGCCCTGACCTCGCGCCAAGGAGCCGACCATGCACAAGGACGCGATTGCGACCGGCGATACCGTCGATCAGATCGACCAGCTCTCCAAATCGATGAGCAATCTCTCCGATATGTCGAGCACGTTCTCGAAGTCGATCACTACCGGGCTGACCCAGGCGATCGTGCAGGGCAAGAACCTGGACACGGTGCTGCAGAATGTCGCCAAGACGGTGACCAATTCGGCGCTGAAACAGGCGCTGAAGCCGATTTCGTCGACGATCGGCGACGGGCTCAACGACGCGCTGACCAACGTGACGACGTCGATCGGTTCGGCCTTCTCCTCACTGTTCGGCTTCCGCTCCGGCGGAGTTTTCCAGGGTGGCCGTGTCAGTCCATTCGCCGATGGCGGCATCGTCGCCAGTCCCACCTATTTTCCGATGGCCGGCGGCAGCGCCGGGCTGATGGGCGAAGCCGGCGCCGAGGCGATCATGCCGTTGCAGCGCGGCCCCGACGGCCGGCTCGGCGTCGCCGCTGGCGGCGGGGCGCCGCCGATGAATGTGACGTTCAATATCCAGACGCCCGATACCGCCGGCTTCGCCCAGTCGCAGACCCAGATCACCAGTATGTTGGCCCGCGCCGTCGGACGAGGACGGCGCGGGCTCTAACACCAGACCCAGCGAGGAGGGGCTCACGGGTCCGATGTTCTCTGCGGGTGAAACCGGATCGCGGCCCCACGCAACTGTTCCAGGCTACCGGTTCGCTTCCGCGAAGCTGCCGTGCCGGGCTGACGACGCGGCGTCGCCAGGCGGAAAGCTAACCGCGCAAACCGCGTCTGGCGTTGCGCCAGATCAAACCTGTCCGGTCAATCCCGACGCCAATCCTTTGAAGGATAAGTAGATGTCCGAAGTCTCGGCGTTTCAGGAAGTCGTCTTTCCGATCGGTGTTGCGCTCGGATCCACCGGTGGACCGCAACGCAAGACAGAGATCGTGACGCTCGGATCGGGTGGCGAATTGCGCAATGCCCGCTGGATCGATTCGCGCCGTCAGTACGATGCGGGATCGGGCCTGCGCACGATGGCGGACCTGGCAGCGGTGGTCGCCTTCTTCGAGCAATGCCGGGGCAGGCTGACCGGCTTTCGCTATCGCGATCCGCTCGACGATCGCTCCTCTGCCTTCGGCCAGCCGCCAAGCCCGACCGATCAGCCGATCGGTACCGGCGATGGCGTCACCGCCGTGTTTCAATTGGTGAAGGTCTATGGCGCCGCGCCCGATGCCTGGACGCGCACCATCGCCAAGCCGGTTGCCGGCAGCGTGCTGGTGGCGGTCGCCGGGGTGGCGAAGTCCGCCGGCAGCGATTTCAACCTCGATGCGACCACTGGCTTCGTCACCTTCGCTAGCGGCGCGATTCCGCCCGCCGGCAGCCCGGTGACCGCCGGCTACCTGTTCCACGTGCCGGTCCGCTTCGACACCGACGACCTGAAGATCGACCTCACCCAATTCGCCGCCGGCACCATTCCGACGATTCCCTTGCTGGAGATCCGCCCATGAAACCGCTTACCAGCGATTTCGCTGCCCATCTCGCCGGCGCGGCGACGACGCTCGCCAATTGCTGGCGCCTGACCCGTGCCGATGATGCCGTAATGGGCTTCACCGACCATGACCGGCCGCTGACCTTCGATGGTGTCACTTATGCTGCCGCGACCGGCCTGACGGCGAGCCAGACGGTGGCAGCCGCCGATCTGTCGACCGGTGGCGGCGACGTCTCCGGTGCGCTGGCATCCGCCGCGATCACCGAGGCCGATATCGTCGCCGGCCGTTATGACGGCGCCACCATCGACGTGTTCCTGGTCAATTGGGCGGCGCCTGACCAACGCCTGCAGATCCGCTCCGGCGTGATTGGTGAAATCACCCGGCAGGACAGCGCCTTCATTGCCGAGGTGCGTTCGCTGGCGACCGAACTTGAGCAGCAGCGCGGCCGGATCTATCAGCACCGCTGCGACGCCGACCTCGGCGACCGCCGCTGCGGCATCGACCTGACGGCCGCCACCTACCACGGCAGCGGCGTGGTCGCCTCAGTGCTCGGACCGGCGCACGTCGTCGCCACGGGTCTTTCCGGCTTCGCGGTTGGCTGGTTCGCGCGCGGGCTGCTCACGTTCACGGCCGGCGCCAACAATGGCTTTGCCGTCGAGGTGAAACGCCACGAGGCAGCCACCGGCGGTGTCTATCTCGAAGTCTGGCAACCCGCCCCCAATCCGATCGTGGCCGGCGATGCCTTCACGCTGACTGCCGGCTGCGACAAGCTCATTGAAACCTGTGATGGCCGCTTCGCCAATGCGCTGAATTTCCGAGGCTTTCCGCATATTCCCGGTTCGGATTTCCTCATCGCCAATCCGGCGCTGACAGCTGAGCCGAACAACGGCACGGCGCTGGTGCAGTGATCGCCATGGCGGATGTATCGAACGCCGTCGGCGATCGCGCCGTCGCCATCGCCCGTGGCTGGATCGGCACGCCCTACCGGCATCAGGCCTCGCTGAAGGGCGTCGGCTGCGATTGCCTCGGCCTCATTCGCGGCATCTGGCGCGAACTTTACGGCGCCGAGGCCGAGCGCGTGCCGCCCTATGCCGCTGATTGGGCCGAGGCCGGCGGCGGCGAGGCGCTGGCGCTGGCCGGCCGTCGCCACATGATCGAGATCGCCCCGGCCGACGCCATGCCGGGCGATGTCCTGCTGTTCCGCTGGCGGCAGACGGTGCCGGCCAAACATGCCGGGCTGCTCGCCATGCCGGCCAGCTTCATCCATGCCTATGACGGCACCGCCGTCGTCGAAAGCCCGCTCGGCCCATGGTGGTCGCGCCGGATCGCCTTCGCCTTCCGTCTGCCACCCGGCTGAGGAACCCCGCGCCCCACGTCCGCGCCCCATGTCCGCGCCGGTCCCCGTTTTCACCAACCTGATCCCTGAAGGAGGCAGTCGCCGTGGCAACCATCCTGCTGTCGGCCGCCGGCGCCGCCGCCGGTGCCATCCTCGGGCCGATCGGCTCCATGGCCGGGCGGGCGCTCGGCGGCATCGCCGGCGCGATCATCGACGAGACCTTGATCCGCGCGACGATGCCGGACAAGACCACCGGTCCGCGTCTCTCCGACCTGACCGTGATGTCGTCGACGGAAGGCGCCTCGATCGCGCAGCTTTATGGCCGGGTCCGCATCTCCGGCGATATCATCTGGGCGACCCAATATGAGGAAGACGCGGTGAAGTCGCGCTCCGGCGGCAAGGGTGGTCCATCGGTCCAGAGTTATGATTATTATGCCAATTTCGCCATTGGCCTCTGCGCCGGACCGATCAACCACATCGCCCGGGTCTGGGCCGACGGCGTCGAATTGGACCTGACCACCGTCACCATGCGCGTCTATACGGGCACGCCGACGCAAATGCCGGATCCGCTCATTCTGGCAGTGCAGCCGGGCGGCGTGCCGGCCTATCGCGATCTCGCCTATGTCGTGTTCGAGCGGCTGCCGCTCGCCAACTACGGCAACCGTATCCCGCAATTGAACTTCGAGGTGATCCGCGCCGTCGATACGCTGGAGGCAAAGGTACGGGCGGTGACGCTGATCCCGGGTTCCACCGAATTCGGCTATTCCACCGTCGCCGCCACCTCGGTCGATGATACTGGCGCCACGGTCTCGGAAAATCGCCACGCCCAATATCAGGCGACCGATATCCAGGCCGCGCTCGACGACCTGCAGGGCATCTGTCCGAATGTCGAACGGGTGGCGCTGGTGGTGGCCTGGTTCGGTGACGATCTGCGCGCGGGGTCCTGCAGCGTGGCGCCGCGCGTCGAGGCCAATGCCCGCGCCGTCAGCGCCATCTGGTCGGTCGCCGGGTTGACCCGCGACGGCGCGCGCCAAGTCTCCTATGTGACGCCGCCGCTTGTCTATGGCGAGACGACGGCGCTGCCGGCGATCGCCGCTTTTGGCGGCACGCCCGACGATCAGAGCGTGGTCCAGGCGATCCGCGAGATCAACCGGCGCGGCCTCAAGGTGACGTTCTATCCGTTCCTGCTCATGGACATTCCGTCCGGCAACAGCCTGCCCGACCCCTATGGCGGCGCGGCGCAGGCGGCCTTTCCCTGGCGCGGCCGCATCACCTGCCATCCGGCGGCCGGCATCGCCGGCAGCGTCGACAAGACGGCGGCAGCGGCGACCCAGATTGCCGCCTTCGTCGGTACGGCGGCCGTCGGCGATTTCTCCGTTTATGGCACCACGGTCGCCTATGCCGGCAGCGAGTGGAGCTTCCGCCGGTTCATTCTGCACTATGCCAATCTGGCGCTCGCCTCCGGCGGGGTCGACGCCTTCCTGATCGGCTCGGAGCTGCGCGGCCTCACCACCACGCGCTCGGATGCGGCCACCTATCCTTTCGTCGCCGCGCTGACGACATTGGCCGGCGACGTCAAATCCGTGCTTGGCGCGGCGACGAACGTGTCCTATGGCGCCGATTGGTCCGAGTGGTTCGGTCACCAGCCGGCCGATGGAACCGGCGACGTGTATTTCCACCTCGATCCGCTATGGGCGAGCAGCCACATCGATTTCATCGGCATCGATTCCTATCTGCCGCTCAGCGATTGGCGCTATCAGGCGCCGCTCGACGCGGCGATCGCGGCCGCACCGACCGATCTGGCCTATCTCGTCGGCAATGTGCTCGGCGGCGAGGACTATGATTGGTATTACGCCAGCGTTTCCGACCGGCAGGCTCAGGTCCGCACGCCGATCAGCGACGGCGCCTATGGCGAGCCGTGGATCTTCCGCGCCAAGGACATTCCCAACTGGTGGCAGTCGCAGCATTTCAACCGTCCGGGCGGCGTCCGGGCGGCGAGCCCGACGACCTGGGTGCCGCGTTCCAAGCCGGTGTGGCTGACCGAGACCGGCTGCCCGGCCGTCGATCTCGGGGCCAATCAGCCGAACAAATTCCCCGATGCCTATTCGTCGGAAGCCGGGCTGCCGTATTTTTCGAGCGGCGCCCGCGACGACCTGATGCAGCGCCGCTACTGCGAGGCGATGCTGAGCGCCTGGAACCCGGCCGATCCCGCCCATCTCGGCGCAGCGACGCTGACCACAACATCGGGCGCGCCGATGCTCGATCCGGCGACGATCCATCTGTGGACCTGGGACGCGCGGCCATTCCCTGCATTCCCGTCGTTCAGCGACGTCTGGAGCGACGCCGCCAATTGGAACGCGGGCCATTGGCTGACCGGCCGGCTCGGCGGCGCTAGCGTCGATGCGCTGGTCAAGGCGATCCTGGCGGATTTCGGCTTTGCCACGATCGAGACGGTGGCGATCGCCGGCCATGTCGACGGTTATCTGATTGACAGCGCCATGGCGGCGCGCGCGGCGATCGAACCCTTGCTGACCGCCTGGCAGATCGATCCGATCGACACCGGCACGGCAATCCGCTTCGCCGGCCGGGCGCGCCAGCCCGTCGCCGCGTTCGGCTACGATGATCTGGTCGATCCTGGCAAGGCGCCGCTTCTCGACCTGAAGCGGACACAGGAGACCGAACTGCCGCATCAGGTCTCGGTGACTGTCTCCGATGTGCTCCGGACCTATCGTCGGTCAACCGTCACCTCCTCGCGGCTGGCCGGCTTCAGCTCGGCGACCAGCAAGGCCGACCTGCCCGTCGTGGCGCCGCTCGACGTGACGCTCAGTATCGCCGACCAATGGCTGCACGATCTCTGGATCGGCCGCGAGCAGGCGACCTTCGCGCTGCCGCCGCAACAGGCGGCGATCGAACCCGGCGATATCCTGACGGTCGCGGTGGGGCCGCAGCAGCGGACGCTGCTCGTTACCCGCATCACCGATGGCGATGCCCGCACGATCGAAAGCCGCGCGGTCTATCCCGCCCTCTATCAGCCGGCGCCGATGGCGACCCGCAGCCAGCAGACGTCGCCGCCGACGGCCTACGGCAAGCCTGCGGTCTATATCGTCGATATCGCGCATGCGAGCGATGCCGATCCGTTCTATCAGCCCTATCTGGCGCTGACGGCCAATCCCTGGCCGGGCGCGTTTTCGCTGTGGCGCGCGGTGCCGGGTGGTGGCTCCTACTCCTTCGTGGCGACGCAGGACCGGCGCTCGACCCTCGGGGTAACGTTGACGCCGGTCGTCGCCGGCCCGGTCGCCGTATTCGATCGCGGCACCACCATCACGGTGCGGGTCGACAGTGGCGAATTGGCCTCGCTCAGCGAGGCGCAGGTGCTCGGCGGCGGCAATTTTGCCGCCGTGCAGACGACCGCCGGCCTCTGGGAGGTCTTCCAATTCGCCACCGCCACGCTCGTCGCCGCCAATACCTACGCGCTGACGGATCTGCTGCGGGCGCAGGGCGGATCCGAGGATGCCTGGAGCGCGCCGATCCCGGCCGGCAGTCCGTTCGTGCTTCTCGACGATACGCTGCTGCCGCTGCCGATCGCGCTGGATGACGTCGGCCTGGCGCTCGCCTTCAAGATCGGCCCGGCGCAGGACGACTACACCGCCGCCTCCTATGCCGATGTCGCGGTGACCCCTTCGGCGCGCGGGCTGCTGCCCTGGAGCCCGACCGACGTGCGGGCCCGCCGCGATCCCGGCTCCGGCGATGTGACCGTGACCTGGATCCGACGCTCGCGGCTGCCGGGATCGGACGCCTGGACGGCCGGCGACGTGCCGCTCGGCGAGGAGAGCGAGGCCTATCGCCTGAGCGTCCTGGCCGGCACCGCCGTGGTTCGCCAGGTCACGACTACGACGCCTGTCTTCCTCTATGCCGCCGGCGACCAGATAGCCGACTTCGGCGCGCTGCAGCCGAGTTGCACGGTGTCGATCGCGCAGATCAGCGCCACGCTCGGGCCGGGCGTGGCGCGGACGGTGACGCTGACCCTCTAACCGGAGCCTGCCCGATGACGTCGACGACCAAGCTGACCCTGCCGCTCATCGATGCGAACCAGGCGCAGAAACATGTGACCCACAATGAGGCGCTGATGGCGCTCGACCAATTGGTGCAGGCGACCGTGCTGTCGGCGGCCCTGGCCGCACCGCCCGCCACCAGCAGCGATGGCGATGCCTATATCGTGGCAGCCTCGGCAACCGGCGCCTGGGCCGGCAAGTCCAATCAGATCGCCGCCTGGCAGCAGGGTGCCTGGAGCTTCTATCCGCCCGAAGTCGGCTGGCTGGTCTGGGTGGTGGCCGTGAGCCGGATCTACGTCTGGACCGGGACCGTCTGGGCGGATGCCTTCGGCCTGTTCGCCGCCGCGCTGCAGGGCGTGCAGCTGTTCGGCCTCGGCACCACGGCCACCACCGCCAATCCATTCTCGGCCAAGCTCAATACGCTGCTGGTCACCGCGCTGGCGACAAGCGAGGGCGGCACCGGCGACATGCGCGGCACGCTGGTCAAATCGGCAGCCGCCAATACGCTGTCGCTGCTGTTCCAGACCGCCTATTCCGGCCGTGCCGAAGTGGGCCTGTGCGGCGACGACGATCTCCACGTCAAGGTTTCTCCGGACGGATCGAGCTGGCTGGAGGCGATAAACGTCAACCGGACCTCGGCCGCGATCACGCTGCAGCCAGGCGGATTGCTTGGCGGCGGCCGACTGAAATCCATGTCGTGGTTTTCGACGAGCGGCACCTGGACGCGACCCTCGGGCGTGCGATTGGCGTTGATCGTTGCGCAAGGCGGCGGCGGCGGTGGCGGCGGTATCGCCGGCAACGCCTCGGCGGCGGGCGCCGGTGGCGGCGGCGGTGCAGGCGGGTTGAGCGTGGCCTTCGCCGATGTCACTGCCAGTCCGACCGTTGCGGTGACGATCGGGGCCGGTGGTGCCGGCGGCGGTGCGACCGGGGCGGCGGGAGCCTCGGGCGGCGCCACCGCGTTCGGCTCGACGGCCATCGCGGCTGGCGGACTTGGCGGCGGCACCATGTCGACGGCGACCTACGCGAGCGCCGTTACCGGCGGGGCGGGCGGCAGCGCCTCGGTCGGCGACTATCGCTTCAACGGCGCGCCGGGAGCACCCGCCATGCGCTTCGATGCCAACAACACGCTGTCGGGCAATGGCGGCGTCGGGTTCTTCGGCGGCGGTGGTCTCGGCTGCATCGGCAATGCTGCGGGAAGTGTCGGCACGGCGCCCGGAAGCGGTGGCGGCGGTGCGTCGGTGGCATCCAGCGCCACCGGTCAGGCGGGCGGTACTGGCGCGGCCGGCCTCGTCTGGGTCTGGGAATTCGAATGATGGCCGGCGCCCGCCGGCCGCTGCAACGGAAGGATATCAGACCAT